CGTTGTTACAGAAGATACTGGTACAGGAACAATCTTGTCAGTCCATGGAACCAGCACCCAGGGGATGATTGAGCTAGTAAGCGAGGCGTCTGCAAACTCTGCGTCGGATGTTGGTAAAATTCAGTTTAACATGACTAATAATAACGCAACTTATAAGGCTTGCGCTGAAGTTGCTGTTGTCACTTCAGGATCAACGAATGGTCAAAGAGGCGGCAATATTCTTCTTAAGACCAGAGATAATGCTTCTTCAACTATGTCTGAGCGTATGCGTGTTGACAGAAGCGGCAACATTATGATGGGGACTACCAGCGTCGGTGGCACATCAATCCTTAGTCTTGGTTCTTCAAACTACATGGTCGCTACGCACAATGATGGTGGCACAAGCGGGTTCTTCGGACAGATAAGATTTAGGAATAACGCTAACAATGCCGATGTCGGCACCATCAATCGTGTAAATGATGCCAGCGTTCAATACAACACAACCTCAGACGCACGGCTAAAAGAGAACATCTCCGACATGACTGGCGCAATCACAAGGGTTAAGCAGCTTGCGCCTAAGCGATATAGCTGGGTGAATGAAGACCTTGATGCCGCAGACCAAGACGGCTTCCTTGCACACGAGGCACAAACTGTCGTGCCGGTGGCTGTCTCCGGCACACAGGATGAAGTCGATGGTGACGGCAATCCCATCTATATGCAGATGGATTACAGCAAGCTGGTACCGCTTTTGACCGGCGCTTTAAAGGAAGCAATCACCAAGATCGAGGCTCTTGAGGCCCGTGTAACCACTCTTGAGAATGCGTAGGAGTAAATCATGACTGTAGCAGCAAGAGATTCTATAAGAGAAGACCTGATCCAAGCCTTAGAGCTTGGAACAGTGCAGACCATTAGCGTAACCAGCAGCAGCGCAGCAACAAGCTCTGCAATGGCAAGTGGATCAAGGGTTGTTCGTGTTGTCAGCACGACTGACTGCCATATCCTTTTTGCAGCAAGCCCCACAGCAACAACAAGCAGCACCTATCTTCCAGCCAATCAGGTTGAGTACTTCAAGGTGCCTGTCCCTGGCACATCAAAGCTGGCCGCTATCAGGGCCAACGCAGACGGAACCCTGTACGTTACAGAGATGGCCTAATGCTTAGAAACGTAGGACTACGCAAGAGTGTCGAGCAACCTGTCCTCGACTTAAACTTTGCTGCTGCACAGATTGGCTCTAACGGTGCGCCTGACAGCCGCATCGACTTTAGCCGTGGCACTAATGCGTGGTTCGTGGACTCTGACGGCTTGGTGAAGAAGTCGCCGCATAACTTGCACACCTACAGTGAGCAGTTTGACAACGCTTACTGGATAAAAGGCGCTGGCAGCGTCACTGCAAATGCTATTGCGGCTCCTGATGGTACGCTTACGGCGGATTTGTTTACAGAAGATACAGCCAATACCACTCATAATTTAGGCGTTAATCTTGGTTTTAATTATGTGTCTGGCACGACCTACGCATCAAGCGTGTATGTAAAGGCAAATGGAAGAACCAAGCTGCAATTAAACTGGCGTTCCAACTGGTTCCCTCCCGGTGTGAATGTAGATTTTGATTTAACTGCTGAGACGGCCACGCTCGGCTCTGCTGCTGTTTTGGGTGAAATTGAGAATGTGGGCAACGGTTGGTTTAGGTTAACAGCTATGGCTACGGCTGACGCAACCGGCTCGTCTGCTTCTGACCTTTATATAAATTTTCAGAATGACAGCGGGGATAATTCTTACACGGGTGATGGTTCATCTGGGATGTATGTCTGGGGTGCGCAGCTATCACAGCACTATGTCCTGCCGGTGGGCAACCCGTACGTCAAAACTGAAGGCAGTGCGGTGTATGCTGCACGCCTCGACCACGACCCGACTTGGTTCATGTCGGCGGCGCAGGAACAGAACCTGCTGCGTTACAGCGAGATGCTTGACCAAAGTGGCGGCGGTTTAAACTGGGGGCTACAAAAAGTCGATGTTACAGCAAATGCTGGCACTGACCCACTTGGTGGCTCTACAGCAGAACTTGTTTTAGAAAATAGCAACAGCGGTAGTCATAATTGCAAATCGCCTGATTTCGATGTTACAGCAGGCAAGGTATATACAGTATCTTGTTATGTAAAATTACATGCAGGAAGCAGAACATTTAGACTTGCGTTCTCTTCAGGTGCTGGTGGGTTTACTTTTGCTTATGCTCAATTTGCTCTAACTAATGAAACATGTGTGCTTAACGCCGCAGATACAACTAACAAAATAGAAGATGTTGGGAATGGCTGGTTTCGTGTTTCAATACAATCAGGTGCGGCAACCGAATCTGTCAAAACTGGACAAGTAAATTTTCAACTTGTTAGCTCTGGCTCTACTAGTTATCAAGGCGATGGCACATCAGGCTTTCTTATCTGGGGTACGCAAGTCGAGATCGGCAGCACGGTCGGAACTTACCACCGAACCGAGGGTGCGCCTTATTACGGCGAGGGGGCCACGCCGAAGGGGCTGCTCATCGAGGAGCAGAGGGCTAATCTTATTCCGAATAGTAACGCTTTGATTGATAACGATGGCCTGAGTGGAAATGTGTCAAATACACCAGATGCAGCACTTGGCCCTGATGGAACAGTCACTGCTGTCAAACTAGCGGCCAACAGTACAACCACGAGTAATCCTAGAGTGTTCTACCCTGCTAGTGGAATTACGCTTTCGGCGGCTGACTACACCTTTTCAATTTTTCTAAAAAAAGCAGAGGTTAACTGGGTAAAAGTTAGAATAGGCGTAAGCGGTAACTTCCCCGGTGTATTCTTTAATTTGGATAACGGCACAGTAGGTACTGCAAGCACTGGTTTTACTGGCAAGATTGTTGAATATGGCAATGGTTGGTACAGATGCTCAGTCACTGCCGCAGCCTCAATCATGTCAGCATCTACATTTTTTACTGGCGTGCATTTAGCCACGGCTGATAACACACTCTTGTCATCCGCAACCGTAGGCGATGGCGTGTTTATGTGGGGCTATTCTCTTGAGCTTGGCTCTTTCCCTACGTCCTACATAGAAACCACCGGCAGCAGCGCCACCCGCAACGCCGACGTGGCGACGATGGGTCCAACTGTTGCGCCGGATAAACTTGGCCCTGAACTTGTAACTAATGGCACTTTTGATACTGCTACAGACTGGGGTTTACCCGGTGGCGGTAGCGGTACTGTTTCAATTACAGGTGGTGTTTTAGATTACTCGTCTGTCCCACAATTTAATTCGACAAGACAAAATATTGCTTCAAAATTAACTGTGGGCAAGCGTTACAGGATGAGCATGGATGTAGTTTCATACACTGCTGGCTCTGTTGATATGCGCTATCAAGTTGATGGCGCAATTGTTGAAAACATTGGAAACAAGTCTGCCACAGGCACTTATACTTTGGATTTTACTTGCACTGACACTAGCGTGGAAAACAATGTAAATATTCAAAGCCGCACTAATGGCGCAAACACATTCCAGATTGACAACATAAGCGTCAAAGAAATCCTGCCCGGTACTGAGCGTGTGACTAATGGCACGTTTGACACTGATGGTGATGAGACAGGCTGGCAAGACAACAGCATTGCTTCTACTGTAAGCGGCGGCGTTGTTGCACTGACATGCAGCACACAATATGGCAAGTTCCAGCAATACAAAGGCGGTGATGGTGCTTTTACAGGCGCTAAAACTTTGCATCAAGGCCGCAGATACAGAGCCACTGTAGATGTTACATCATATGGTAGCGGTACATGGCAGTTTGCCCTTTACGATGACACTAATGCAGTAACACTTGGCAGCAATATCTTTACATCAAGTGGCACAAAGACATTTGATTTTGCAATGTCTGGGGCTACCAACTTTAGGCTTTGGCTTACCTGCATATCAACAGGCACACACACTGCCAGCTTTGACAACGTAAGCGTCCGAGAACTGTACCCCTTCGAGGATTACAACCCTAGCAAAGGTACAATGGTGTGCGAGTTTGAGCGATTTGGAACTAATTCTTTCGGTCGAATTTGGGAGTTAAACGACAACACTAATCAAAATACAATGATCCTTTTAACACTCAACGATAACAGTATTTATTTTGCACAAGTAGCCCAAGGGAGCCAGCAACTCGAGTTTCAAAATATCGGCGTCTTGCCGGGTGAAAAAAGTGCTACTGCATTTGCCTATCAGCACAATAATTTTCACGTTTCGATGGCTACAAACGGTGTTCTTGAAAGGTCATTCGAAGATACCAATTGTGCTGTTCCTGCTGTTGACCGTTTGGGCATAGGATATCCACCACCTCACAATTCAAGCTATGGAAATTCACACATCAAGCGTTTGACATATTTCCCCTACAGATTGGCTAACGATGTCTGCGACAGCAAGGTGACAAGCTAATGACTGACGAGATTGAAGACATCCCACCGCCTCAAATAGACTGGTACATCAAGGTAGCTGACAGGGCTGCTTTAATTGCTGCTCTGAAAGGCCCAAGCGAAACACGCGACACCTTTGATGATGAAGGAGAGGTTACTGGTCAGGAGACTGTGTATCCGCACAGCATCATTGCACAGGATGAAAACGATAACGATCTGATCATAGCAACGCATTGGGTGCGGGTTGATGATATCGGGGCTATCTATGCGCCGACCGGCAAGACGCTGACTGACGATGATGGCAACGAGTATCCTGAGATGGCGGCTGTCGCTGGCTATCACGCCAATCTGCGTAAGCTGTCGGACAAAGCCGACACGCTGATACAACACCTAGAAGATGGTGGTCACATTATTACGCCACCGGCAACGCCAGCGAGAGGGTTTGCGTGATGGCAAAGCCTACAGTTACATCTGTCAAAGCCGAACTGGACACCCATGAGGCAGTTTGCGCTGAACGCTGGAAGGAAACCATTCTGCGTATCAAGCGCATTGAACACATTATGATTGGTACTGCTGGCACAACAATCCTTTTACTTATCGGGATCATAGTTAATGGATGATCCATGTGTTCTTGTTATTTGTTTATGTAGGTGTTGGTGAGGATAAGCGGCTCACTAGTAATGATATGTATTTCCGCAGCGTTGATGACTGCGTGTACTTTGCCCAGAGACTGCACAAACAAGGTAACAACATCACTGCTTATTGTTTGCCAAAGCTGGTAGATGACAAGGTAAGGGTCTACTGATGCTTGCGGAACTTGCAGCAGCCAATGCGGCATTTGCCGTTATAAAACAATGCGTTAGCAATGGTAAGGAAATAGCTGCTGCTGGCAGTGCCATCGCAGAGTTTGTCGGCGCAAAAGAAAAGCTACAACAAAAAGCGCAAAGAAAAGGTGGCGGCTCTGATCTGGAGGAGTTTATGGCTCTGGAGAAAATCAGGGAACAAGAAGAGCAACTCAAGCAGATTATGATTTATGCTGGCAGGCCGGGCCTATGGC